CCCGGTCGGATCATCCCGCCGGGGCTTTTCCTTTACGCCTTTCAAAAATTGAAAGCAATGCTTTCTTTTCGCTTGCACCGATTTGAAAGTTATGCTTTCATTTTCTCATCGAAACGGCAGAGACGGCTTTGCCAGATGCCGAGCGAGGGAGAAGACGAGATGGTCACCGACTGGTACGAGCGCTGCAACGAACTACGGCCGGGACAAATATTTCGCACCGAATCCGGTGGTGTCGTGAAGCTTGACCGCCGCGTACCTGGTGATGGCACCGATTGGTACGCTGATATCTGGCTGGAAGGTTATCCCAATATCCTCGGATACGAGCAGGGGCATTTCTCCTGTGAGGATTACCGCGTCCATCCCAGCGACCTGACGGAACTCCTCCCCGACAGTTTCAACGGCAACACCTGAAGCCCTCCGGCTTGGGCATCCGCGCGATGCCCTTCCCCGATGGCTTCTGAAAGGACCACGACCATGAAAATCGTATCCCTCCTCGTCGCTGCCAGTGTCCTGTCTGTCAGCGCAATTGAAGACTCGGCGCATTCGATGCCGAACCATGACGAATGCTACGCCGTGGATGCCCATCTGCAGATCATCGCTCAGAACGCGGGCGATGAGGCGGTCAAGATCGACGCCATACGCATGGGCGGCCTGGATCACCTCGCCGGATCGCATGTGAAGCAGTTCGAGGAGGCGCGGGCCGATGCGGTCAATGCGCTGATGGACTTCCTCGCCGCCGCCGACGGACTGGCGCGTCAGTTCAAGACCTTCTGCCGGTGAGCGCCATGAACGCCGCGAACCAAGCCGCATTCATCGGAGCGATGCAGACGATATGCGCAGAGCCGACTCTTGGCGACGTCCAGTCGTGGCTTTGGTCTCTGCCGGAATGCCCTGATCGCCGGTTCCTGTCCCGCGTCGGATTGCTCGGGCTTGGTCTGGATCGGTTCTCGACTATTTCCGAAGCCAAGGCCCGTCTGGAGCGCCAGGTTGCCCGCGACATTGACAAGCGCGACCGGGGTCACTGGTCATACGACGGGAACCGGCTGATCGCCTCGCAACAGGCGCTCGACACGATAGAGGCATTCGAGCAGCGGAATGCGAGGGCGGCGTGATGGCGACCGGAGCGCAGCATACGCCGGGGCCGTGGGAGGCCTGCGACCGAGGCGACTACGGCGACTATGACGGGAACTGTGTCGTCATCCTCGGCGATGACTTGATGAAACGGGTTGCTGTCGTCTTCTCGGACGAGGACGCTCCCGTAATCGCCGCTGCGCCCGAGATGCGAACGGCTCTAGTCGCGCAGCGGGCGCACATCCAGCACTGGCTCGATGACGTTGCGGCCGACCTCAAGCCCACCAAAGCCAGCCTTCGGGAAGCTCTCGCGTCCGTAGAAGACGCCATAGCGAAGGCGGAGGGCCGCTGAGATGCGTGACCTCCTCCCCCTCGCCCAAGACCTTCTCTCCCTCATAGCCGTGACCGGTTTCGTGCTGGTCGCCGCGGCCTATCTCGGGGCGCTGTGATGTCGGACCAGAAGCACCCAGAAATTCCTGGGGAGGCCTGGGAACAGGTCGGGGATCCAGCGGTAAGCGTTGTTCGCAAAGCTGGTCAGTCCCTCGCCGCCCGACGCGATCAGGACAATGAGCCAAAAGCCGGCGAGAAGAAACAGGCGGCAGAGCGATGAGCAAGAGCGCCGCCTTCCTGTCTCTCGCCAAAACACAGCGCCGCCTCGCCCATGAGTACCGCCGTTGGGCGCAGGAGGACGAGGCAGCCGGCCGCCTCGCCAGATGCCGCAAGTATCGCGCCGAGAGCGAACGGCTCTGGCAAGCCGCGAAATTCCACCTGAGACACGCCCGCGACTGGCGGGAGACCCGAAAGGAGATGGCAGATGCCGCTTAAGATCACGAAAGCCACTGACCCGATCACCGTCGAGCGCCTTAACATGGTGATCTATGGCCCTCCCGGTCTTGGCAAGACGAGCCTCGCCTTCACGGCAGAAGCACCGTTGCTCCTCGATTTCGACTCCGGCTCCCACCGTGCAGCCCATCGCAAGGATGCAGTGCGCGTGTCCGACTGGTCGGATGTTGCAGGAATCAGCGCGGAAGACCTGGCGCCTTACAAGACGGTCATCATGGACACGGCCGGCCGAGCGCTCGATGCGCTGACGGTGGATATCATCCGCGGCAATCCCAAGCACGGTCGCGGCGGCGCATTGACGCTTCAGGGCTATGGCGAGCTTAAGGCCCGCTTCATCGCCTTCCTGAAACTGCTCAACAGCTTCGGGAAGGACGTGGTGCTCATCGCCCACATGGACGAGCAGCGCAGCGGCGATGACGTGATTGAGCGCCTCGACGTGCAGGGCGGCTCCAAGAACGAAATCTACAAGGCCGCCGACGCCATGGGGCGGCTTTCCATGGTCGGGGGAAAGCTCCTCCTGCGGTTCTCACCCTCGGATGCAGCATTCGGCAAGAACCCGGGGCAGCTCGAGCCGCTTACCATACCGCACTGCGACAGCCCGGAGTTCGACGGCTTCCTTGCCGCGGTCATCCAGAGGACCAAGGAACGGCTGAACACGCTGAGCGAGGAGCAGCAAGCGGCGATGGAGGAGCAGAACTGGTTCAAAGTGAACCTGCCGAACGTGGACGATGCCGATGGCATCAACGCCCTCATCGATCGGGCCAAGGCTGGGGGAAAGGCCACCAGCGCATTGCTTGCCGCTCGGGCGAAGGAACTCAGCCTCGTGTTCGACAAGCAGTCCGGAGAGTACGTCACGGCAAGGCAAGAGGAGCACGCTTGATGTTGGCGCGAGTCTCGAACATCGAGGCGTTCCGGCGCTGGCGCGAGGATGAGGAATCCACGGTGGAAGACCTTGTGCGCTTCATCACTGTGGATGAGCCGACGGAAGCGATGAAGGCGGGCACGGCCTTTCATAAGGCGCTAGAGCTCGCGCCAGATGGCGAATACGAGAAGCTGGAGGCGAACGGATACACCTTCTTCCTGCCCGATGCCGAGATCGCGCTCCCGAGCATTCGTGAACTCAGGGCCTATGGTTCCTATGGCCCCTTGACGGTTACCGGGCAGGTGGACGGCCTGCGCGGCAGTGTGGTGGTCGATCACAAGACCACCGCCCGATTTGACGCCGAGCGGTATCTCGGGGGCTGTCAGTGGAAGTTCTACCTCGACCTGTTCGAGGCGAATGAGTTCGTCTGGAACGTGTTCGAGATCAAGGAACTGGATCTGCAGGTCTACCGCGTATCCGAACCGCACACCCTCAAAGCATATCGCTACCCCGAGATGCACGACGAATGCGCTCGGCTGGCCGGCGATTATCTGGAGTTCGCAAGCAAGTTCCTGGCCGCCCGAGAGGTGGCGCTATGACCGTTCATGGACGCAAGACCTTCTTCCTTGTCAACGATCAGGTACGGCAGAACGCGATCGAGATGGTTCGCCATGCTGCGCCTGAGTCGGTAGTCACCGTCACGCCGAAGACACGCAGCAACGAGCAGAACGCCAAAATCCACGCCATGCTTTCCGATTTGGCGCGGTCTGATCTGACATGGGCCGGCAAGCGTCGGTCGATGGAAGAATGGAAAGCCCTGATCATCAGCGGCCATGCTGTGGCCACCAAACACGGCGGCGAAGTGGTTCCAGGCATCGAGGGCGAGTTCGTCGCCATCCGCGAGAGCAGCGCGACCATGACCGTCTCGCGCGCGGCCAGCCTGATCGAATACCTGCAGGCATTTTGCGCTGCCCATGGCGTTGAACTGAGAGATACCCGCTACGGCGGGTTTACCGAACCGTCGGCTCCCCCCGCCGACGCCGCGGCGGTATCCACCCCTCCCGCCCAAAACCCCATGGATGCCGCCGCAACCCCTTCCGCTGCCGATACCGGTGGCGATGAGGAGGCCGGCGCCTCTGTGCCAGTCGAGAAGGCGGCTCATGGTGAGCTGTCGGCGCCGGCCTCCGAACCTGACGACGAAGACAAGGCTAAGATCCGGCGCATGCTCATGGAAGAGTGCATCACGAACATGCTTCGCGATGCCACGAGCGAGCCGGCGGCCGAACGGCTGGGCAAAATCGACAAGGGCGAGCACATCTGGAAGGGCGAACTGCCCTATCATCACGGCTTTGTCGAGAAGGTGGCCGAGACGGCGCGGCGGATCGCGGCCAAACCCGGGGATAAGGCTAAGGCGCGGGATTACCTCCTCGCGAAGGTAGCGTGATGCCGATCTCCGCCGAGAAGATGAAGCTCTATCCGGGCGGCTCGATCAAGTCGCCGGAGTGGCAGGAGATACGCGAACGGATCCGTGCTCGTGCCGAGAACCGCTGCGAGAAGTGCGGCGTCCAAAATCATGCGCTCGGCGGGCGTCTACACAGCGGCAAGTTCCTGCCGGCCCTGCCAAAGGGCGATAACGGCCTGCGCTTGGTATGGCCGAAGCCCGGCGAGGAATGGTGGTGTGGAGACGGATCCGACCCGATCAGGCTCCGCATCATCAAAATCGTCTGCACGGTCGCACACTTCGACAACCATCTGGCTGATCATTCCGACGACAATCTGCGCTTCTGGTGCCAGCAGTGTCACTTGCGGCACGACGCTAAGCAACATGCTGCCAGCGCCGCACTGACGCGCCGCCGGAAATCGCCTCAGATCGATTTGGAGGATTTGCTCTGATGCCGTCCCCTCGCCTTATCCGAAAGATCATCCGCTGGTGGGAGAGCGAGCGCGCCAAGCGCAGGATCGCCACCATCCCCGGAATGCGCAAGATCGAGGCCGAGATTGCCGAGCGCAGACGCCGGCATAGGCCGACACGCGATCTGCAGGAGCGCAAGCGCGCCCTGCTGCACGACAACATGCGGGGGATGGCGTGATGGCTCGCACGGTCAAGGAATGGATCGGGCGTACCGACGACAGCCAGCCCACCGACTATTGCAAGCTTCGCATTCTCGATCGGCAGGGCTACCGTTGCGCACTGACCGGCGTGGAGTTCTCTCCGGCAAACAAACCAGAGTTCGACCACATCACCCCGCTTTGGCTTGGCGGCGAGAACCGGGAAAGCAACCTGCAGGCCGTCACGGCAGAAGCCCATAGGCGTAAGACCAAGGCTGAAGCCACGGTGCGCGCCAAGGTGAAGGCGAACACCAAGCGTCATCTGCTCGGAAAGAAGAAATCCGCGCGGCCGATCCCCGGATCCAAATCCACCAGGTTCAAGAAGCTCATCACCGGCGAGGTCGTTGACCGCCGGACAGGCGAGGTAATTTCATGACCACCACACCAGACTATGCGGGGCTGCTCACCAGCTTCGATGACGGCGGCGACTGGGATGTAGCGGCGCATGTCCGCCTCCTACGCGCTAACGGTGGCGCGTCCTCGGGCTACACTGCCGATTTGCTCCAAAACCTACACTGCGCCCTCCGCGCCCTCCTAGAGAGCAACGCGGCGCTGGAGCGGGAGCTTCAATATGAAGAGGGAAACCTTGCCTCGTGCTGGGATGACCTTCGCGCAGCCGAAGCCGAGCGCGACCGGCTCGCGGAGCGCGTGGCGGAGTTGGAGAAGGCCGCAAAGCAGGCCGAATACTGCTTGACCAAGGACAGCCTTGCGGATGCTGAGCGCATTGACGACGCACTGTCCGTCATCCGCCGCACCGCCCGCTCGCTTGTGAAGGGAGGCGGGGATGAGTGAGATCAGCGAGAAGGAAGTCGAGGCGGTTTGGCTCGTCTTGTATGGGAGGGGCGTTTTCACAAAACTCACGGATCACTACGAACAACGGATAGCGATCCGATCCGCCCTCTCTGCCGCCGCCCTTGCGCGAGCGGAAGCCAATGCCGGGGAGCCAGTGGCGTGGGTGGCCCGCATTGGCGAAATTCTGGACGAAGGCGATGGTTTCTGGCGGAGTTGTAGCGGGTGTCATGAACTGAACGACGGAGCACCGACTGGCAGCTATAGCGCCGCTTTCCGAACTCATGTCGGCGTCGGCTGCTCGGAATGCGGCGGTCTGGGTGTTGTTTGGGACACGACCGACTACGCTCATATGGGCGATTGGTTGGCTCGCGAAGGTGGTTTCGCCGCCCCGCAGCCGAGCGGGCCGGTGAAGGCGCTGGAGGATGTGTTGGAGCAAGCCGCGCATGTGGAGCTTGGGCTTGCGTCACGAAAGCCAGACGTAGCTGACGCGACACGAGAGCTTATTCGCCGTGTACGAGCCATCCCGGGAGGCAAGCCGGAGCAGGCGGTGCCGAGCGGGGAGGATCACGATGGCTGATTATCTCTCCTTCGCTCTCGACCGGATAGCAGCAAAGACACTCCCCTGTCATTGGATCGTCACACCTGACGGCGATCAGGGGTATGAATGGTGCCCGACCTGCGGATACTACATGGTGCGAAACCTGCGCCGTCGCGATAAGCGGAGGCGTGAAGATTACATCCTCGACGGCGGCTGGCGCACAAGCCACGACACAACCCCCATCTGCCATAACTGCGGAGCGCTCCTTGACGGTGCAATGACCGAATACTGCGCCGAAGAAGAAATTGCGTATTACCGCGAGTATGGCCTTTCTGACCGCCCCGATATTGATGCGCTCTACTTAAGCGAGATCATCGGTGCCATGGGCTGGGATTATGGCGGCAAAGAGCACGAGGACCGCGACTTCATTCTGTCCCTCGCCCAGCAGCTTCTCCCCGCCGCCCCTACAGCAGGAGGTGGCGATGCGGAGTAGGCTGACGCTTGAGGTCGATTGCGGCGATGGTGCAGTCATGTCGGCTGTCAATCCTCTATCGTTCGAGGACGGCGGCATCGAATGGCGGCTACGGTATGGAAACCCGGAGGAAGTTCGCTTCATAGCCGCAAGCCTGATCGATAGTTACGACTATCTGCTTTCCGGGCACATCAACCAGAAGGAGGCCGATCGCAGGTTACGAACGTTGCGCCAAGCTCGCCGCGCCCCCCTCAAAATGGAGGGCCGCGATGGGTGATCTGCGGGAACCTGAGCTAACGCTTGCGGAGGCACTTGCCATACGCGAACGATATGGCCGTGTCGGTTATCCGAACAAGGCGCTCCATCACATCCTTACCCTGGCGAACCGGGAAATAGAGGCGCAAGCATCCCTTGCCGTGGAGCGCATTACCAAAGGGCTTTGCACCGAATGTTGGGGAGATGGCTTCAAGAGCATAAGCGCTGCCGTTCTGAGTGGCCCATGCGAAAAATGCGACGGCACGGGCCACGCCACCCTCCGCGCCCTATCCGACCAGGTTACAGGCCAAGGTGAGGAGAGCGGGCGATGAGCGCACGTGAGATAATCGCGAGGCACGCCTATGGCCCTCTTCAGGAGCGCTCAACGGCTGCCGACCTGATACTGGCCGACTTATCTGCCGCAGGCTATCGCCTCCTCGCCCCCGGCGAGCTAGACGACGAGACCCTGGAAAGGGCAGCGGAAGCTGTTGAGGCCATGCAGTGGTATCGCCACACGTCGCCGGATCATGTTGAGGCGAACAGGCCGAAGGACTACGCC